TTGGTTATTTTTTTGGAGCGGATCATGCCGCCTCCCTCTGCAATTTCGCATACTGCCCACGCGATTCCAGAACCAAACCATCGTTGGCGGCGGTCATCTGCAGCCATGTCAGAAACAAGAACATTTCCCCGGTTTTGTAGTCGGCAGATGATCTGAATTCCGGTTCACCCTCTTCGCTCGTCCATGGATCAACAGGTTTGTGCAGCATCCACTCGGCGCCTGCTTCGTTGTAGTACATCGCCTTGGCTTTCTTCTTGATGCCTTCCAGCATTGCTTTACTCACCTTCTTCCGATGAATCTCCAACAAGTGCGCGACGTAGAGGGTCAGCCACACATGGAGAAGCGCGTTCTGGTCAAGGCTTCGATCCGCACCAATGCGCAGCGAAAACGTTAGGTACTTGTGCTCGCTGAATTGCGCCTCTACCCACCTGCTGAATGCGGCGGCGGCAATGGGAGAATTGACAATCCATGTTTTATCGTCAATCTGCATGCTTAGCCTCTGATTTCATGCGCCAAGTTGTCACTGCCCGCCCTCTGTCTTTTGCACTCCATCGCCGCCAAATGGCAGCGAAGGTGTGTCCTCACCATTTCCCGGAAATGACCCGGCACCCTCTGCACTGCTTCGGGCCAATCTTTGCGCGGAAGCGGAATGATTTCTTTGGCAAAATCCCACGGCCATTTTTCGCGGTGCACCAATCATCCCCTTTTCCCGCTCGACGCATTCCGCGCCCTGCCGCCTACGTTGGCACTCAGCCTCATCGGTTGCGCAGGAGGATGGTCGCTAGCTATGTAGGCAATTGCACGCATTGCTACATACTCAGCAATGTGCTTTGCAATCTCAGCGCGCTTGATTTCTTTGGCAAGATTTGTTGATCTCATTATTTAATCCCCGCATAAAATAGTTGGTCGTCGATTTTGATATACACCCCTTCTGCCCACTCCGGCTGCACATAGTCAGCGTGGTAGTGCGTGCTGCTCTGCGTTGGGTCAGGCAGCAAATTAGCCTTTACTGCTATCGCCAGCATGAAAGCTCTAGCGTGTGCGTTTTCATCTTTGTACGTCTCGCTCTTGCCGTCCCAGTAGTAACTGAATGCCGCTTACAGAAGGCTCTTTAACTACAACGGGATTGTTTTTCATGCGGCACCTTCGCTTGCTTTTGGTTGATGGCAATCAGGGTGGTGACCGCAGCGCAAACAGTAGTCACCATCATCATCGCGGCAAATTAGTTCGCGGCTTGTTGGCGGAATGCCGCATACCTCAAATCCAACGCCGAACAATAGACACTCAGTGCAGGTTTCTTTTGACCCTCTGCCAACGGCGGGCACTACTGCATCTTTGATATTGTCGAACACCACCGGCGATGTTTTGCATTCCTGGCACTCGCCGCCGAAAGGAGTGGCGCGGGAATCGTTGCAGAGTTCACATGGTTTGCGGATCAGCGATTCATCCGTCATGATCTCGTCAATGTCATTCGTCTTTTTTGCCATGTCGGACGGATAGTGTTCGCATCCGGTCGTGTACCCCTGAGGAGAATCAATGCACGCTACGCCGCATTTCTCGCATTTAAAATTGCTCACACCCCACCCCCAAACATATCACGTTGTTGTTTCATCGCCGCTTTGATCGACACACTCGCAAACGAAAGCAGTTTCAGCGCGAACTGCCGTTGATGCCTGCGGGAGCGCACCTCTTTGAGTAGCACTCTTGCGTAGTGGATGTGGGAGGCGTGCGGGGTCATTGGCTCACCATTAACGATCTGCGCAGCCAGTCCATGCTCATGCCCTGGTCGAGGGATGCCCTCATTGCTATGTCGCTAACCCGCTCGTCGGCCAGCGCCTTGTTTTTGGCTACAGTCTGGCGGTATTTTTCCTTTTGCTGGCGCGCCCAAAATGCGGCGTCCGCCTTCAAACATTCATCGCACAGCCTGCGGTTCGCTTTCTTTGCGTGCGGTCTGTCGCATACGCTGCAAGGCAGGATGGTGCCGACTGGCACTGTGGTGCGGCCTCTTGCCATTACGCCACCCTCCGGTAATAAAACTTGCCATCATGCCGGTGGCAGTTGATCTTCCTGCCGTTGTCGCGCAGCTCTGCAATGATCGAATTCACGGCGCACACGTTCGCGCCTTGAATGATTTGCATCGTGGTGCGCGGCATGCAGTCGGACAGCAATGCGTCAACGCGCTTGAGCCTGGCGCTGGTTTTCAGGTTTGCGGAATTCATTACGCAGCCTCCGGTTTTTCAAGTGGCATTTCGGTGTAGGGCATATCCAGCATTTCGCAAATCTTGAGCATGTTGCGGTTGCGGGCGGTGATGGCGAGATTGCGTTTTACAAGCGGCCATTCCCGCGCACTGGTTTGGAAGCTATCTCCGATATCGCCCACCACTCGGTCGAGAATTTCATTGACGCTCTGAGCCATACTCAAACCCTCCCTTGCGTTGCTTGCGCCCTGATTCTTGTTGGTGCGCCGGCGGCGCGTAGCCGAACTGCATGTTGTCGAACCGGCAAAACTGGAGATTGCAGGCCAGGTAATCGGTGCCGGTCTGGCCGTTGCGAAATTTGCGCCAGATAATTTCGATCACGCCTTTTTGGTTTGTGTTCTCGTTGTAAACCTCGTCGCGGTACAACATGGCGATCAAGTCGGCGTCTTGCTCTACAGCGCCTGAGTCGCGCAGGTCGCTCATCAGTGGGCGCTTGTCGGAGCGTTCTTCGACCTTGCGGGAAAGCTGGGACAGTGCGATGACAGGGCAGCCCAGCGCCTTTGCGGCAAGCTTCAGATTGCGGCTGATCTTCGCGGTACGTTCGTTCAAGTTGTCGCCCTTGTCGGCCAGCAGTTGCAGGTAATCGACAACAACAATGCCGGGCACCATGTTCATGCGGCGGGCAATGCGGCGGGCACGAGACAGCACTTGCGCGCTGGTCAAAATCGGGTTGTCAGAAACGAAAAGCGGGCGACCACGAACCTTGCCGCCAAGACCCGCCACGCGGTCCCATTCCTCGGTGCTCATGTCGGCAACACGCAGCTTGTCCATCGGCACCCGGCCTTGGCTGGCGATCAGCCGGAACATCATTTCTTCGGTGCTCATTTCCAGGTTGAAAATGATGGCCAGCTTGCCTTGCATGGCGACATGCTCCGCCACGTTCGCGGCGAACACTGATTTGCCCATGGCGGGCCGTGCAGCAACGATGACAAGATTCCCAGGCATCAGGCCTTGGGTGCGCTCGTCAATGCTTGTAAAGCCCGTGGGCGTTCCCAGCAGCCTGCCTTTGGCCTCCATGCGGCGCTCCAGCTCGGCAATCGCCCCTTTGAACGCGGCGTTGACATTGATTGGCTCGTCGTTGTCGCCACGGTCAAGGTCGGTCAGCAGCCCGGAAGCCTCGCTCACGCGCTCTGCGGCGGTTCTTCCGTCTGCGTTGTATCCCATGTCGGCAATCTGGTGTCCTGCGCTCACCAGCCTGCGTTCCAGTGCGCGTTCGGCCACGATTTCGGCGTAGTGCCGCAGGTTGGCCGAGCCGTTGGAGTTGGACGCCAGTTCAACCAAGTACTCGGTGCCGCCTGCGTCTTTCAGTTCGTCGGCCAGGATCAGTGCATCTTGCAGCGTCACCACGTCCGCCGCTCTGCCCTGCTCCTGCATCTCGCGCAGGGCCGCCCAGATCAATCGGTGTTCGCGGCGGTAGAAATCCTCCGGTGTCAGATCCAAGTCGACCATCGCATCGCCTCGGGACAGCACGGCACCAATCACGGCTTGCTCGGCGTCGATGCTGTGGGGCGGGGTTTTCAGTGCGGTGATGTTCATGCTGCGGTCCTCTGCCCGGAAACGAAACGCTCAATCATTTTGTCGAAGTTTTTGCGCTGGATTAGCCATTCAAGATCGGCCCTCCAGCTCCGGTCGTTTTGGCCAAGGTAAAATTCGTGATTGCGCAGCTCGGTGAAAAACGATTCCCAAAATTTCAGCGTTTGGTGCTTGGTAGATTCGCGCCACCGGGCCTGCAGTTGCTTGGCTCTGGTGCCGCCCCACCGCTCAGGCAGCACCTGGGTAAGCTCTGGCAGGATCGTGTTGTACAGCCCAATGATTTCAAGATGCGGACAAGGCGGCGGAGCCTTGGCTCCGACAACTGAGACGTTAGTCTCAGTAGTATTATTGGTGTCTGGTGTCTGGTGGGTGCTCTGTTCGTGCTCTGTTCGTGTCAAGTTCGTATCACGCTTTGAGCACGCTTCGTGCTCGCTTCGTGCTTGCTTTTCAGCACGCCTCTTCTCTTCGCGCGCCAAGGCAATGTCACGATTCGTGGTTGATATCTCTCCTGCCTTTTGCAGTTCAGCTTCAATCCTGTTGTGCATCAGTCCGCTTTCAACTTTGGTAAAGAACTGCGTAGCCACCTTGACCGCGTCCCGTTCCTGTTTGCTCATTGCACCAGCAACACGACACAGCGCCGCGTGATCGTTCGGCAGCGGCTTCTCTGTGGCGTAGTAGTGGTGAATCAAGGCAAGGTAGGCCCCGCGCTCAGTCAGGGACAGGTGCCCTGTATCGCGCTGGAAGTCGCCTATGTAGTGCTTGTAGAAGTTCACCTATTCGCAGCCTCTTCCAATCTGCCCACGATCATGCGGCGCGGTGAACTTGCGCCAATGCACAAACCCCTGGGGGCAAATAAACCCCCACTGGCGCACCACGGGGCCGGTGAAGAACAATGTCCAGCACGGGCCGTTGGTCAGCTCTATGCGGTGCTGTGAGGCGCCCCAGCGGAATTTGACCTGCCCTGCCCTGCGCATGGATGGAATGCCGTGTGCCCACTCCCAGTATTCGCCGGAGAGCAGCCAGGACGCATTGAAGGCCCAAGGGTGTGTATGCTCCGCCCTGTCATCGTCCGACCGCATGAATTTGTGCAGATACACATTGAAAAATCGGTTGCGCGGGATCAGCCACCATCGCAACAGATACGGGTTTTCCTTGCCGCCGACTACAAAGTCAGGGCCACGTTCTGGTTTGAGCAGGGTTAACAGACTCACAGGTAATACCCCGAAAATAAACCGGGAAACGCCTTACTTGTGTAACAACCGTCCCCGAAAAAATAGGGCGTCGAAGCCCTTGTTGATAAAGCTTTTGGTGTTGAGATCACTTGCGCTTCCCCCCAGCCTTCAGCCTGGCCAGCTCAGCCTCCAGCGCAGCGATACGCTCGGGGTCGCTTTTGCTCAGGAATTTTTCAACAAGGTAGAAAATTGGCTTGGCTTCGTCGTTTGTTT